GGTTGCGCAGGCCCGGCAACTCGCACAAGTCGCTGGTGAACCGATAGGCGATATGGGGTCTGTGCAAGGCGCACATTACCTGAAAAAGGCCATTGACAGCCGAATCAATCAGGCTGTGCGTGCTGGCGACAATGAGGCCGCACGGGCATTTCGTGGATTGCAGGGTGAATATCTGGATGTTCTAGATCAACTCAATCCGGCATATCAGCAAGCCCGACAGACGTTTGCCAGCATGTCTCCACCTATTAGCCAAGGTGAAATCCTTGGTGAAGTGGCGCAGCGGTCTACAAACTTCCGTGGCGACATGACGCCTGCCGCGTTCAATCGAGCCATTCAGGATCGCACTGCTCAGACTGTTACGCGCCAGCCCAATGCAACGATGCAAGGTGTTTTGGCACCTGACCAGATGCAGACGCTTCGCAACATTCAGGCTGATTTGCTGCGGTCTGATTTTGCCAACACGGCAGGGCGTGGCGTTGGATCAGATACGGTCCAAAAGTTGGCGTATCAAAACATGCTGGCCCAATCTGGAATGCCTAGCGCATTGGCTGGATTGGCTCCGATGGGAGTGGTTGGCAATCTCGCACAAAAGGCTGGGCAGGTTGTTTACCGTGATGCCAATGAACGACTCCAACAGCAGCTTGCCGAGGCTTTGCTTGACCCTCGCCAGACAGCGGCGTTGATGGAAGCCGGAATGGTGACGCCTCAAATGCAAGCCATGATTCAAGGCTTGCGGCGTGGTGGTGCTTCGTTAGGTGCGGCGGCTCCGATGCTTGTCCAAGCGAATCAGCAGTAATCGCTTGACAAACCCATCAGGCCAATATTTTATGACTGCGTATCGAATGCAAAGCAACAAAAACACAAACGCCAATGCGGCGAACGGTTTTAGAATCATTGCTATTGCAAGTGATAGTTGCTCATTTGTCATGCATTAAGTGTAAGGTAAAACTATGCCCCGCTCTGGTGGAACTTATAGCCTTCCGACAAACAGTTGGAACCCAGCCGTTAGCGGCACACTTGCCACGACTGCTGATTGGCAATCGCTAATCAACGATGTAGCCTCTGCTTTGACTCAATCGGTCAGCAAAGACGGCCAGACGGTCATGACGGGTTCGCTCAACATGGGCGGCTTTAACCTAACCAACGTTGCGTCTGCTGCGATCTCCGCAATTACCGGATCACCTACGATTGCCAGTCCTGCCCTAACCGGCGTCCCCACTGCTCCGACTGCGACTGTTGGGACCAGCACCGATCAAATCGCTACCACAGCGTTTGTTGCTGCTACGTCTTTCAATACCGCATTGCCTGGACAATTGGGCAATGGCGGTAAGTTGTTGACGACCGATGGATCGGCGGCAAGTTGGACTGATGTTTTGTCTGCATCATCCATGAACGGAAGTCAGATTGCGGGCCTTCGCAACAAAATCATCAATGGAAACTTTGACGTTTGGCAACGTGGCACAAGTTTCATAAGTTCTGGTGTTTTCCCTTATACGGCTGATCGTTGGGCGTTTTACAGAAACGGTCTTGCTGCCGGGGCCACTGCCAGCCGTCAAACTGGCGTGCGCTGGAAATACTGCCTTCGCGTCCAACGTGACTCTGGAAACACAGATGTCAACGGCATAGTCGTCGGACAAATCATTGAAGGTGTTAACTGCTACCCACTTGCTGGGAAAACTGTTGTTTTGCGCGTGAGAATGCGTGCAGGCGCAAACTTCTCTGGCGCAAACGCGACTATATCTTTGACCACTGGCACAGTGGAAGATCAAGGGAATATTACGAACCCTGGTGGGTGGACTGGTTCGACGACGGCAATTTCCAGTAGTGTTGTTCCAACCACATCATTTGCTGATTACACTGCTACGGCTACTTTGTCTTCTTCTACAAAAGAAATACGGGTAGCAATTTCCTATACTCCCGTTGGCACTGCTGGCGCTGCTGATTACCTTGAATTTGAAGAAGTTCAACTTGAAATTGGATCAATTGCAACGCCGTTTGAGCATCGGATGTTTGGCCCAGAGTTGTTGTTGTGCCAACGTTATTACTATCGTATAACGCCAACAGCAGCTGACCAAACTTTGGGTGTTGGTCATAACAGTTTGTCAACAACAATGGCGGCAACATCGCCTTTCCCGGTCCCCATGCGAAGCGCTCCAACAGCATTAGAGCAATCGGGAACGGCAGCTGATTATTCAATTGCTCATGCAAACATCAGCACGGCGTGCAGTGCTGTCCCTACTTTTGTAAGTGCAAGTCCATTTGCCGCAACTACGACATTGACTGTCGCCGCTGGTTTGACGGCAGGGCAAGGGTCAAGGGCGCGTGCTGTCAACTCATCGGCTTACCTTGGCTGGAGTGCTGAACTGTGAAAACATACCAATACACATCTCCAGAAAACACGGTCGTAGCCGTCATTGACGAAGACGGCAAAAGCCGCATGTCCATGCTGGCAAGCGAGGTTCCAGATGGCGAGTCAATCCTGCCTTATGCGCCGCCTGCAAAAACTGCTGCGCAAATCTGGGAAGACATCAAGGCCATCCGCGACCAGAAAACGCAAGGTGGCGGCTATAAGGTTGGGAATGATTGGTATCACAGCGACACATTCAGCCGCACCCAGCAGATCGGTCTAACGATCATGGGAACGAACATGCCGCCAGGTATCATGTGGAAGACCATGGCCGGTGCGTTTGTAGCCATGACTCCGACGCTGGCCCAGCAGATTTTTGCTGCGGCTGGCGCGCAAGATGCGGCTTTGTTTGGCTACGCCGAGCAACTGAAAGCCCAAGTTGACGCGGCTGCTGACCCAAACTCCGTGGACATCAATGCGGGATGGCCCGCCACCTTTCAAGGTTAAGCATGTCAACCCAACTGGCCTTTTACAAGGGGCCACCTCGCAATGACTTGCTGCACAGCATCAGCCATTACGCCATTCGGTTTTGGACTTGGAGCAAGTGGAGCCATGCGGAATTGGTGATTGATGGTGTGTGCTATTCCAGCAGCGCAAGGGATGGCGGAGTCCGCTCAAAGGTCATTGATCTGACCAGTGGGCGTTGGGATGTGGTTGATGTAGAAATTGAAAAAGACTACGCACTTGCATGGTTTTTGACCAACAACGGCGACAAGTACGATTGGGCAGGGATTTGGCGGTTTGTCATTCCGCTTCTGCCTCAAGGTAAGCGTCGATGGTTCTGTTTTGAGGCTATCGGTTCTGCTCTTGGCTTTGCAGGGGCACACAAATTGACGGCAAATGACCTATACAACTGGGCAATTCAACATCATCCGGCGATAATATAAACAGCAGATTAAGGGGTACATCATGGCACTACCAAGCGAAGCGGAACGTCTGGCAAACAACCAAGCGCAACTTGCAGCCCGTCAGGCAGCACGCGCTCAGGCCCGCGCAAACTCGGGTGGGAATTACTTCACCGTCAGCGATGCGCCTAACAATACGGTTGCGGCACCTTTGCAGGAACTGAACCGCTTGTCGCAAAATGCCGTGATGGGCTATGACCCAGCAGCGTTTAAGGCTTGGCAAGCAAACAATCCCAACGGCGTGAATCTGCAAGACCCGCGATACGCTGGTGTTGACAAAACACTGATGTCTCAGTGGGCGGCCCGCAACCAAAACCTGATTGGTCCTGGCGCTAGTACGTTTGCCCCAAATACGTCCGGGTTTCAGGCTGGCGGCACTGGCGCTATGCGCTCCCCCGCTCCCGCCCCTGCTCCTGCGCCGCTTGGCTCTGGTATGGCGGGTGTTGTGGCAAACCCTGCGACTCCATCTACCCCTGCTATCGTTGATGCTCTGCGCCAGAAACCACAACGTTTTGCAGGCTTTGGCATGGGATCTACTCCCAACAAGAATCCGACCGGCTCTTTGTTCTGATTACCGATAACAAATGACGATTGAAACCGATCAACTACAACGCGCTGCATCATCTCCGTTTGCCGTTGGGCTGATTGGTAGTTTGATTGCGCTTAGAGCTACCCCAGGTATTACTTGGGTTGAACGTATCACCAATGTCGTTAGTGGTACTTTGATGGCTGGAATGCTCAGTCCTGCTATCGCTGAGTATTTCGGCTTACACAGCGCTAACATGCAAGGCGCTACTGCATTTGTCGTTGGTCTGTTTGGCCTCAACATTACAGCCACCGTATTCCAATGGATACGGGATATGAAGTTAGGCGACCTCCTGCCCTGGCGCAAATAATGGGCAACACCATGGACAATTGGCATCTCTTAAACGGCGTGGTTTCCATCATGGGGGTGTTCGCCCTGTCGTGGGTCGTCCTACACCCCAAAATCCATGAGGGGGTCGTCATCAAGCTAGGTCTTGTGATGATGATCTTCAGCTTGGCGGCGACTGCAATACTCACGTTGACTGAAACGGAAAATTGGGACGCCCTGTGGCGTGCTGGTTTTGCCTTGCGCCTTGGTCTGTTCCTTGCTGGGTGTGGTGTGATTTGGCGGGCTTACGGTATCTACTGGACGCTCAAAATGCCCAAGCGGCGTGCAACTGATTGGGCCAAGTTCAAATGACCATCCTTCAAACCATTAGCGATACAGCGATTGAACCCGCTCTGGACCTGCTGCCGTCTAGGATGGATTCGGCAGAGGCAAGGGTCATGCTGTTGGCGATTGGTTTGCAAGAATCTCGATTCCTCTACCGTAAGCAGATCAAAGGTCCGGCTCGTGGCTTCTGGCAGTTTGAGCGCGGCGGCGGTGTTGTGGGTGTTCTCAACCACGCGGCTACCGCCCACCATGCAAACCTGATCTGCCAAGCACGAGGCGTTGAGCCGATGTCTACGGACGTTTACATGGCTCTGGAAAAAGACGATGTTCTAGCGGCGGCGTTTGCGCGTCTTTTGCTCTGGACGGACCCTTACCCTATCCCTGATGAAAAAGACGCAGCATGGGCCTTGTATGAGCGTACATGGCGTCCTGGCAAGCCGCACCGTCAGACATGGGATGCGTTTTTTGAGCAAGCACAAGAGTTCGTGATTGGGGGTGATCTATGAATGGGCTTCTTGGATTCCTCCAATCGGCCAGCAACACAGCAGCCAACACGGTATCAGGCCCGGTTGACCTGATCGCGGCTGGTCTGCGTAAGGTCGGCGTGCCGGTCCCGGAAGACCCTGTTGCGGGCGCTAACTGGATGAAACATCACGGGTTGTTGCGTGATGTGCCTAATGGTCCGGCCAAGGTTCTTGGCGAGACTGCGGGTATGTTGACGCCTGCCCTTGCTATGCAATACGCACCTCAGATTGCATCGGTAGCCAACAAGGCTATCTCTAATGCAATGGCTCCGCAGTCATTGAACAAACAACAAGGCGTCATTGGCCTTGGTAAAAATTTACCGCCCGCATGGTCTGACGATTTTGCAGACATAGGTGGCAAACTTAATAGTGATGGAACGGTAACTGTTTATCATCGTACAAGCAAAGAAGCAGCCGACAGTATTAGGAATAGCGGAGTTATGCGCGGCGCAGAAGATGGCGTTTTCTTTTCATCATCTCCTACCGGCGCTGCAACTGGATTTGGAGATGAACTTGTTGAATTGCGCATACCGGCTAGTAAACTAGAACTGGACGATTTGTTCAATTCTGAAGCACACTTCAGATTACCAACACGAAAAGCAGGGCAGCCCGTATTCGTTAAAGAGTGGCTGAAAAAATAATGCTATACCACTACGCCGCAACCGCTCTAATCGCTGTCGGCGTTGGGTTTGCTGGTGGCTGGAAAACTCAAGATTGGCGCTATGGGGCGATTGAAGCCAAAAGGCTATCAGCCATAGCAGAGGCAGAGAAAAAGCGCGATAAGGCTAGCTACGGGGCTTCCGTGACGTTTGAGAAAGGTAGGACTCAAGTTGAAACCAGATATCAAACCATCACAGAGACAATCGAAAAGATTGTGGACCGTCCCATTTATCGCAATGTGTGCCTTGACCCTGACGGCCTGCAAGCCCTCCGCAACGCTGCCGCTGAAACCGCCACCCCCGAACCTAGCCGAACCGTGCCCACCCCTGACTGAGATCAAGGATGGGCAGGCTGGGACGGTGCTTAGATGGTCTGTCGCAACTGCAAAGGCTTACCGGCTTTGCCAGTTAAAGCAACGCGGTCTTGTCGAGGCTTGGCCGCAATAGTCTCCAAAGTCGTGAATCGGTGAAGATTGGCGCATTCGTAGCGCCTGCTTTTTGACCCGTCCTGGCGCGTTCTTGTCTCTAGAACGCTTGTCCATGATCCGCATTCAGGACAGTTCAATCTATGGCTCCTTCCTTGTTCATTGCTGCGTCAATGGCGGCATCGATTGCCGCGTCGAAAGCCTCGTCAATGGGGACTTGCCCACAAGGCCAATGATTTGCCGCCATAGCATCCAAGTCACAATTGCGCAGCCACCGATACCGCTCCGCATCTTTCCGCAGCGCCTGTACCTCTGCTCTGACAAACTCTGGAACGTCTTCAGGGTCGGTCATTGCGCCCATCCATGCGGCCTCTGTTGGTGATCCGGGTGCTGGGATTGGCAAAGCCTCTCGGCACTCAAAAAGCGCTGTCGTGAGTTTGGCCACCTCTGCCTCAAGCTCTGCAATGCGGGACTGCTGTCGCTGGGTGGCGGCTTGGTAGGCTTCCCACGACAGATCAGCCGCAAAACAGCTATATCCGCCGTCATCAATTTGACGAATCCACCAATCTTGTTTTGGTGCGCCTTTGCTTTTGGCCCACGCCTCAAACGCCTCACGATCTGTGTCTGTCATGCCTGCTCCTTGTTGGTTTTGCGCTTGCGGCTACGTCGATCCTGAATCAAGAAAAGCATTGCATAAATCCCAACGATGGCACCAACTACAACCATCCAAATAAGGATTTCGGCAACTGTTTTTGCCAGCCAAAAAAAGATGAAATCTGTCATGTTCAATTTCCTTCAATGACGCTGCTGTCATGTATAGGTTTTGGCTGATTTTGTGCATGAGCGCGGATGGCGGTGGCGCATTCAAAAAGGCAGTCTGCCTCTGCTGCGTGGTCCGCAAACAAGCCTTTTTCGTATGCAATCTCCGCAGCCCTCTCCATGCCTGCTTTGAAGGCAATGGAGTAGAAATCTATGAACGCAAGACGGTCACGGAATCCAAGGTCTTGCCAATCAAAAGACGCTGCTTCTGCGGCTTTTCTAGCGGCTTGGGTATGGTCATCCATTGGTGGACTCCTTGAGTGAGCGGATGGCGTCAATGCCATCGTGAATGTCCATGTCAACGCCAGCTTTCTCGTCTGGGTAGTTCAGCCTGCCCTCCATCACCTTTGCCGCATCCTCCAGCCCCTGCCGGTAGATGGCTTGGGCGAAGCGCTCAAACATGTCCAGCATCGGCGCTGTAGGGAACTGATTTGCGAGCCCCGCCTCTTTGGCAAGCTGGACCACTTTGTCTTTGTCGATCATGTCTTGCCTTCCTTGCGGTTAACAAATTTTTCGATAACAGCGTCTTCGTGCATCTCTGCAATAAAACCTCCTGCGATCCAGCATGAACTAACCACTCTCCCGATGTATCCGGCGATAAGGGCAGGCCAGCCAAAGAAGATGGTGGCAACGATGTGAATGAAGTACTTCATGTCTTGACCCCGCTAAAGGCTTTGATGGCCGCATCTGCGCTAAAGGCGGCAGCGTTCTTCGGGTCGCTGATCTTGCTCATGAGACGGTAGAGCGGTGTCCAGTTCGGGATAGGCTTGTCGCTCAGTTGTTCAGGATGCAGAGGGTTAACCCATGCGTCAGGCGTCATCGGCACCCGCTTTGCCCGGTCTGCTGCGATAACGGCGCGGGCGAAGTTGTAAAGTCGTGTGATGACTCCTTCTGACGTGGTGCTGTACTCATAGATGTGGTCTAGCAGATCATCCACGGCGGTTTGTGTTGCCTTGAGGATCTCTTCGTCACCCAGTTCTTGTGTCATGTCTTGCTCCATTTGGCGATCAGCGCGGCTTCGATGGCGCGGGCAAAAGCCATGTCGTCGCTGCCGTCATCTTCCATCGCGCAGGCTTCGATTTCCTCATCACTCAGCCTCGGCACCTCCACCGATGTGACGGGCGCTGGCTGGGTGCGGCGGTTCCATGCTTCGACCAGCTTTGGTTTGCAGTCTTCCATGAGAGAGGCTGCTCGGTTCCCCTGCATCCCGCACGATCCACACTCGACCCACTCCCAGCGGTCTGAGTCGATTTCAAAGTAGGCAGCGCCTCCGCAATACGGGCACGGCTTCAGTTCACTCATTTGCTCTGCTCCTTCGGTTGCTGGGCTGCTGCGATGGCGGCGTCAATGGCTGCGTCAATTGCCTCAACCGCTTCATCAAGCGAGAAAAAGTCACAATCGCCCTCGGCCTTCACAACAGCACTTCCAATCCAAGCGCGGTTCATGCATTTGTGGCTCTTAGATCGAAGCCACCGATACCGCTGCGCGTCTTTCAGCACATCCTGCGGCACCGCCTCGTCCTGCTTGGCTCCCAGCAGGGGGTGCAGTGCCCTCTGCAAAGTCTCCAGCAGGTTGCGCACCACGAAGACGGCCCGTTTCTGGTCTGTGGTGCCGTCCTTCACGGCAGCTTCCAGTTCAGCAAACCACCACTGGTCGATCCTGAACTCACTCAGCATGTCGCCTCCACACGTTTGCGTTATGCCAATCCATGCCGACAATGCCCGCCAGTTTCTTGATGAACTCGGCTTGATCCGCGATGGTCTTTAACGGGTCATAGCCCCAATCATTGCTGTCCATTGCTCTGCTCTTTCGGTTGCGGGGCTGCTGGCAGGTTGTCTTTGCTGGCAACGCACACGGCAGTCCAGCCTCGGGCTATGCGCTCTGGCGTCATGTAGTCCCATGCTTCGGCCCATGTCAGGTTGCTTGCAACCTCTGCGCCAGTGTTGAAAACATGCCAGTCTTCAGGTGGCTGCGGCACCGCCTCGGCCTGCTGGGTCAAAGCAAGCGGATGCTGTGCCGCCTCCATCAACTTGTGTAAGTGGTCGGGTGGGAACAGTTCGCCGTCTTTGACCGTGTAGCCAAGCTGACAAAGCTCCTCGACGGCGTGCATCTTCAAATGGTCATCCAACTCGGCCTGCTGTGGTGCTGCAAACAGCGGAGTCCAAACAGGGCTCACAACTTCGTCACGCACAGGCGCTGGGTCGGTCGGACCCTCAAAGCTAAGGGTGCGCTGACCTGTCCCGCTCCAGTCGTGACGAATCCAAGCGACCGGCACCGCCTCGGCCTGCGCCTGCTGTGCTGGTAGAAGCCTACGGGCGGCTTCGTAAGCCTCAAAAGCCGACACGATTTGCCACGGCACATCGTTAGTTGAGTTCTCGATTGCCCGCTCAACCTCAAACAACACGCTGGCAATGTCGTCATCCAGTCGGCTTTCAATCTTCCGATCCAACTGCGGCACTGCCTCGGCCTGCGCCTGCTCAACCCACGATTCATCACAGAAAGGACATGTGCGCTCAATGTCGGTGTGCTGGGTGCGGAGCAGGGCGGCGGCTTCACGGTCGCCTACTCCAATTGGATGCATTTCAAGGATTGCGGCCAACGACAGCGCCTCGGGTTGTTTCTCGCTCATGCCGACCTCAATCGTGTTTAGCTTTACCTCGCCGCGCTCGTAGGCGGCAACTTCTTTGATGGCTTCGTGCAGCGCTGCGGCGCGTGGGCCTAGTGCTTTATTGCTCATTGCTTACGACTCCTCAAAAAATCTTTGACGATCAGCGGCACCCAGCGCAGCAGCAGGTAAATCACTGCCGCACAGGTGATGTATTCCCAAAGCATCACTGCCTCGGGAAAATAGGGCAGTGCGCCACAAAGTGACCCTCTCTACCGCAGTAGGTGCAAATTGGCTTCATTCCAATCTCCTGTTGTTGAGCCTTTATTCTGTACCTGTTCTTGGGTGCGGGGTATTGGTGGAAACCCTTAGAGCGTCCATCTTGGCCCGGATCGCAGGGGATGGCGGCACGGCCTTAAGCTGGTCGGAGATGATCTTTTGGAGCGCAGGGTCTGGGCCTTGCTTGGCAGGTACGGTGACGCGGACAACATCGGCAACCGCTACGGGCTTTGGCTTTTCAGCCACCCAATCAGCCTTAAAGCCTTGCCAGCCACGAGCGCAACACTCCTTCAATGCATCCTCAAGTGTCCATCCAGCCTTTTCAGCCTCGCGTTTGATGCCATCTAATGCGGCGTCAGTCATCGGGGCTTTCTTGGCCCTGCGGACGGTCAGGAAGTCTTGCCAAACAGAATCTGATACGCCGTCAGGCGGTGCAACGCGCTTGCGCGGTGCTTTCTCTATTTGGTTATTGGTTATTGGTTCTTGGTTATTGGTTGGTTGAACGCCCGTTGAACGGTCGTTGGACTCTTGTAGTTCTTTCGCTGCGATGTTGATGGTTCTTCGTTTAGCGGACGCTAAACCAGCGCGTGACGCTGCTTCAACCTTTGATTCGTACTTGGCGATTTCTTCATCGCAGCGCTTGTTTATCCATTCGTCGTCTATCCAGCAAAAAAACTGGCTTAGGACAAAATTGACAGCGTCCTGGTGATCGCGCATACCAATCAAGCGCGATATGTCTTCAGGCTGACCGCCGAAAGGTCGCCCATTCAGGTAGTACAAGTCAAGCAAACGCCGATAAGCCAAATCTTCCATGAGCGAAAGATGGCGCGTATGGCTGGCGTAATCGCCAATGTGGAATTGGTAGTAGTTCATAGCCCTAGCCTAGCCCTGATAAGAATCACCGGCAGGCGGGGCTTTCGCTTTTCGATTGAGTAGCTACTCTCAATCTAGCCGGGTTCTGTGTACTGATTTTAACCGATATCGGTCATTTTGTCTTGCGGATGCTCTTAGGCCAAGCTGCCCAGAAGTCCTCGAATCCGTGTTCTTTCATGCTGCCACCTTGTCTGCCCGTTCTTGAGCCGCTTGGTCTGTATAGCCTTCTGGATACCGCTTGGACAGCTTGACAACGTTTTGAATCATGGCTTCGTCAAGCGTAAACCCAGCTTCAGTTGCAAGAGCCTGGAGGTAGAACAGTGCATCGCCCACTTCTTCAATGAGGTTTGCAACGTCCAAGGGCTTTCCGTAAATCCAATGCTTCTTCACGGCGTCCAATAGCTCGCCAGCCTCGCCAGAAACGCCTACAGCAGCGTGTACGAGTCGGCCGGTAGTGTCGGAAGGCTTGACGAACAAACGCGCTACATGGGCCTGAAAATCGACCGGCTTGTAAGCGGTGACGTTTTCCACGCCTGCCAGGGTATAGGCGCGACCCGCCACGAGGTCAAGCATCTCGGTGATTGGCTTGGTGTGGTGGATTTCTAGGGTGATTTTGGTTTGCATCATCGAATAAGTCCTTTTGATCGTGTTCTAACAAATTTGCAACGCATCGGTAAACCTTCGGAGTCCTAGTTTTTGACGCGCCGCCGTTCATCTTCTCCCAGCATTTAGGCCCGATAGGATAGCCACCGACAAAAGCAGCGGCTTTATCCATCTCCCGGCCACACCGGGCGCATTTCATGGAATATGCGTCCAGGTTTTGCCCATCAAGATTTTTTCCAGCGTCTTGATGTGGATTCCATGGCGTTTCGCAATCGACTCATTACTGAGATTTTCCTTGATGTATTTCAGCATGTTGTCGCGCTGACGCTTTGCGCTGCGAATGTCAACCACATCAATATCGGTCAACTTCGACTTGGCAATGTCCTGGCCTCTGGCGTAGTTGATGTAGCGTGAGTCTGGTTTCATTCCTCAGTCTCCAAGGCAAACAGCCCCTCAGTCTCGCCACGGCGTGCGTCTTCGATGTTCTGGCAAGCCAGACTCCAATACTGAGGCTTCAACTCAGTGCCGACAAACCGACGGCCCATCTTGACAGCGCAGTATCCCTCAGAGCCGATTCCGGTAAACGGGCTAAACACCAGATCACCCTTGTTTGTCCACAAGTGGATACAGCGCTCGATAACGTCAAGTTGTAGCGGACACATGTGTTTCTCATCGTTCTCATCCCGTGCTGGAAGTTTGTTGAGTGTACGACTCTGGTTGATATCGTCCCAGATCGGGCTGGCGTACTTCTGCCACATCAACACAGGCAGATCATCACCATGCGTTACGCGGACTTCTGCGTCCCCAGGCTTGCGCATCGTCACAACGTAGTCGGGCAGGCCCATGCGCGACATAGTGCTGTTTTCTCGGATGGTCTTATGCAGAAGTCCGAGCGCCTTGGTGCGCTGCATTGCAACAACCGGATCTTTCCAGATGCAAACTTCGGAATGGTAGATAAATCCAGCATCCTGAAATGCGCGAATCAGCGTGCCACGGAAATCACGCAATCCAATGAAGCCTTGACGCATCTTCGTGGTTGGCAGGTTCATGCAATGGAATGACACATTACGGCCCGGCTTGATGACGCGGAACAATTCAGCAATCAGAAACTTCAGTTGAGCGGCAAACTCCTCATCGTCCTTGCAGTTTCCCATGTCGTGATCGCTGTTGGAATACACAAACAAATCAGCAAACGGTGGGGAGAAAACCGAATAGTCAATGCTGTTATCCGCCATGCGGCGTGTCCATTTGACGCAATCACCCAGATGTACGGTGAATTGGTCGCCTTCGTGTGTTTCCTCGCGGTACTCATCGACAATGTTTGTCTGGCCTTGGAGTTCGTGGTTCATTATGTCTTTCATGTGTTCAATCATATTTGCGCTCATTTCGTGGTGCTGCTCTTCTTTGCGTTTCAGGTTAGCCAGAATCTGACCTTCGTTCTCAGCAGTGAAAAGGTGGACTTGTACGCTACGTTTCTGTCCAAACCGATAGCAGCGCCGGACGGCTTGGTAGAACTTTTCGAATGAGTCGTCAAGCCCAACAAAAGCCATACGGGCACAGTGCTGCCAGTTCATACCAAAGCCTGCAATCTTTGGTTTACTCACCATGACTCGCACATCACCATGAGCAAAGCCCAGCAGGTTTTTGGCCTTGCTTTCTGGCGAGTCGGAACCTTGCACATTGACAGCGCCAGGAATCAACTCGGTGAGCAACGCTGCCTCATCATTCAAATGGCACCAGATCAGCCAAGGTTCAGATGGGTCTGCGTTGACAACATCAGCCAAGGCCCTGCAGCGTGCTTCTACGCTGTCTCGCTGGGCCTTCCTACGCTCGGCCAGCCCCATAGCTGGACGGCCAAACAGATCGCCGTCATCAACGTCTACTTGAATCACATGCTCGAAATACTCCAAAGGCGGTAGCTCATAGCGTGAGCCATCAAACCCCAGATCAGAGGGATTGCGCAGGACAACGGCCCATGTTCCCATCCACTCCCAAAACTTTGAAGCCCCCCAGCCTTTCAGTCTCCAGGTTCCAGTGTCGCCGGTATCGTTGACAAAGTACGTCGCCAGCATCTCAGTCCGAGACATGACGCCCAAAAACTCACACTGATTGCCCAGTTCTTCAAAGTCGTTCGGTGAAGGGGTCGCGGTGCAACTCAGACGATACGGCACACCTTGGGCAGCATCAATGATTCGCTGACGCGTCTTGCCGTCATGTGCCTTAAGGATGCTGGACTCATCCAACACTAGACCATGCAACTCGGTAAAGTCAATGGCGTCCATGCGCTCGTAGTTGGTGATCCAAACGCCTGGGCCGGTAGGTGTGCCGCCATGAGGAACGCGCTTGACTTCAATGCCAAACGTAGACCCCTGTTCAATGGTCTGCTCAGACACTGCCAGAGGGGCCAGAACAAGTACAGCGCCACCAGTGTGACTCGCTACTTCATCAGCCCATGAAAGCTGCATCAGAGTCTTGCCAAGGCCCGTGTCCGCAAAGATGGCAGCGCGTCCACGACGCACAGCCCATGACACAATCGCGTGTTGGAAGTCAAACAAGTGCTCGTTGAGGTCGCCGGGTTTGTGGCCGGTCGCTACCTCTGCGCGGCGCTTGCTTTTTACAAAGTCGTCATAGTCCATAGGGCTCCTAGGTTGTGTGGTGGAAGCCCAGAATGTAAACGCGACCCGCAAAGGTGTCTGTTAGGGTTTTCACCTATACCAACACCCTGTTTTGTCCGTTACAGTGAACCCATCAACAACACAAACGGAGCTACACATGAGACTCGCAGACTTTAGCAAACAGGCTATTGAGCGCAAGCTGGAAAAGCTGGAAACCGACGCAAAAGCATTTCGTGAAGAACAAAACGCTATGTATCCTAGTGCTTCTCCGATAGGCCATTGGCCTTATCTGTGTGGCAGTCTAGCGGCCGAGATCAAGTCGATGGCATCGGCGGTTCATCACCACTACAGCCACCCAGCCGCAGGATCGGGCGAGATCGTCTACACATGGCACACAGACTGCGATGAGCCCATCGAGTGCCATCTTGACTACCAACGCGCTGAAAAGCAGACCGAGGAATACCCTGGCTGTGATGCTGAGGTGGAACTTACGCACGCATGGCTTCGTGGCATCAATATCTACTATCTGCTGTCAAAAGACCAGATTGAAGAGATTGAAGAGCAAGCCCGTTTGTCACTTGAGGACTAATCATGAAAATTGAATTTACTACTACAGCATACGCCACAAGCGAATATTCAATGCGTAGATTTATGGAGTGCTTCAAAGATGGCGACCATCAAGAAGCTGGCGATCATATGTGTTTTTCATACGTTGATATGAGTTCTGCTGATTGGGTCAAGCTCGGGCAAGCGCGGATTATGGTTGAATTGCTGCCTATTGAAGACATGCAAAGCGCACAACTGGACGCACTCAAAACCAAGTTGCACGCCATCCGAGCCGAGAACCAGCAGCGCGAAAACGCCATATTGGACGCAATCAGCAAACTTACCGCACTTGAATACGTGGAAGGCTAATCATGGAAACGACACGCAAATACCCCCGCACGCTCAATCAAGCCTTCCCGCGCACAGCAGAATACGGCAATGCAATTGAGTGCGTATATGCCGAACCCACATCGCACAAAGTGGCTCGGTTTGTGTTTGTCGCAATTCTGGCCGCTGGGTGTGTGGCTGGATTGCTGGAATACTTTGGAGTGCTGACGCAATGACTAAAAATACTGGAGATTTTGCTTTTCCATCTGGATCAGGCATTGTGCCGTACAACCCAGGAATGGAACTGCGCGATTACTTTGCGGCGAAGGCGATGCAGTCCAACATGACGGCACTTTCAAACGTGTCGGTTCCAGATTGGCACGCCCACATAGCCGAGTTGGCGTACCTGACAGCCGACGCCATGATAAAAGCGAGGCAGAAATGACCAATTGGCAATACTTCAAATGGTCTTACGCATGGGAGCGTAAACACAATGGCCGCATTCAGTCATTCATGATTGCAGTGCGTGAGACTTTCAAACAACTTCCGTTTTGAATATGAGCGAACTACTTAAAATCAACGTCAACGACCACACAGAAAAGAAAAATGGTCTGACGTATCTGTCGTGGGCATGGGCATGGGCTAAAGTGCTGGAGCTTGATCCGCAAGCTACATGGGAGGCTGTGGAGTTTGACGGGATGCCTGTGCGGTTCCTGCCTGATTCGTCGGCCATGGTGAAAACTGCCGTGACCATCAAAGGCCATACCAAAACATGCTGGCTTCCTGTGATGGATCACCGCAATAAGGCGATCAAGAATCCAGACGCATTTGCCATCAATACTGCTTTGGTGCGCTGTTTGACCAAAGCAATCAGCATGCATGGCCTTGGTCTTTACATCTATGCTGGCGAAGACTTGCCAGAAGGTGAAGAAGCAGCGCCAGAGCCAAAAAAGCTCGTACATCGGCCAACCAGTGGCGCACAAGTGCCGGAAGACGAAAAGCCATTCCTGCAAGACTTGGCAAACGACCTCATCAACGTCATCAAAGAGCAGCGTAAACTGACCGATGGCATGGCAATGCTGCACGCGGCAGGGCTTGAGCCTGAGCAGAAGATTTACCTTTGGTCATTGCTGCCCAGCGATGTGCGGTCACAGATCAAGACAGCAGAGAAAACCCCAATTTAAGGATAACCATGAATCTAATCACTATCGCCGGTCAACTCGGAAAAGATGCAGAAATGCGCTACTTGAACAACGGCGATCCCGTGTGTTCGTTTTCAGTCGCTGACAGTCAAGGAAAAGACAAGCCCACAATTTGGTGGCGTTGCTCACTGTTTGGAAAGCGTGGTGAGGCACTCGCGCAATATTTGACAAAAGGTCAATCGGTCACCGTGGCTGGTGTTATCACCGAGCGGGAATACACCGACAAAGACGGCGTGACCAAGAAGTCGCAGGATGTTCGCGTGTCTGAAGTCGCTTTGCAAGGTGGCAAACGTGAGGCATTCGCGCCTGCCCCAGCCCCACAACGTCCAAAAGTATCTATTCGCAGCCAAACGCCTAGTAGCGGATTCGATGACCTTCAAGACTGCCCCTTTTGAGACAAATCATGGACTACTCCACCCCTGGCCCTAAGTTCATTCCTCGCGGCACTTATGACGGCGCAGAGCTTCGCCGCAATCCTGGCCTGCCAGATGAGCGATTCGAAGCCTTTGCACTTCCCAGCCTTCGCAACGGTGAGCGGGTGCCATATCACGGCATTCGGCCTCAACTGACCAGCGAACTCAAAGACAAAACCAACAACGGACGGTAAATATGACGACACAACTTCGCGGCGCATGGCCTGGACAACCTGAGCAGGCTAAAAAAGAGAAAAGAAAGCCAGCCCCTGAAAAGCCGGCTGATCTGAATTCGGTGAAGCGTACCCGCGCACCCTACATGCAACCTCGCGTGGATCGGTTCAAATCAAAGTACGATGATCTGTTCCAAAACGCACAAGAAGGCGATTGCTGGGAAACCACTTTCGAGGATTGCGCAAAGATTTCCAAAGCCCTTGACACATGGTGCAAGCGAAAGGGAATGGATGCGCTTGTCCGTCAGAACGCACGCTGCCCCGATGGTGTGGCTCGTGTCTGGCTTTATAAAGTCAACAAAATCAAACGGGTGGCGTAATGAAACTGGCCCGCAACTCTGACCCTATCACCAGTCACCTCGCCGCTGCGCGTGTCCATGAGTTTGCGGGCACGCACTACGAGAAGATCATTGCCTATCTGACCAGTGAGCAATCAGCGCGAGGTGCCGAACAGATCGGGGATGCTTTGGGAATCGAGCCATACGCCGTCAGAAAGCGCCTGAGCGAGATGGAGCGATGGCTAGAGGTAGAGGCAGTCGGACTGCGTAAAACGCGCTCTGGTCGAATGGAACGCACTTGGAAGCTGACGCATGACGACTTTCCTATTCCTGGCAATGGTGGCTGGTGATGGTCAACACAGTGATTGTTCATCAGGCTATAGCAAAGCATCCTATGCAAACGTGCCGGAAGCTGGCTGAAATCAGTGGGTTGTCTTACGGCTCAACACGACGGGCGATTGATGAACTTGTCAAGCACAAAATCATTGTGATGTGCGGAACAGTCAAGGAAGCAGAAAGACAACATTACATTTACAAAGTGGTTTTGTAAGGGTTTCCACCAATACCAATCAGCCAAACCACAAAGACAATCAAGCCATGAACAATTCAGAAACCAGAGAGAAAAACCTAGCTGCTCATTTGATTGAACAGGCTTATTTCAGCGTCAACACCTGGATAGACCGTGGCTACATTGTCGAAGAAGACCGGGACGCCGCTATCTTGGCCTCGCTGTTGAAAGCTGTGCAGATTGAAGCTGAACAGCATGGGTTGACGATTGACAGGCTGTTGCGTGAGATTGGGCAAAACTGATATGAAGCAGATCGACCCCAACAAGGCAGTTGATTACATTATCGAAAACGCCGCAAAGTTTGCAGGCGCAAAGGCTAATCGCGTATACCTTGAGGAATACCGCAAAAGCAAAAAGGCTCTGTTGATGGCAGAAAGCACCGCAGAAGCGGCAAACGCTCGGGAACAATACGCTTATGCTCATCCTGAGTATGTCGCTCTGCTAGGCGGGCTTCGTGAGGCGGTGGAAATTGAGGAAAAACTGCGGTGGGATTTGATTGCTGCTCAGGCGCGTATTGAAGTTTGGCGCAGTCAAGAGGCAACCAATCGAGCGCAGGACAAGGCGGCACAATGAAGCGGTGCAAAGTCTGCGACATTGTTTTCACGCCAGCC